AGTAGGGTTAGTTACAGTTTCAGGAATTGATAGTCCAGGTTTGCGAGTTACCTTCAAGTTGTAAGCAGGGTTTCCTGATAAGCGTACTTGATAGAAATCTTTAGTCTTCTTAACACCTTTAATTACTTTAGACTTAGTAACACGCTCTGTGTGACCAACAACACGACTTGATGCTGTAAGGTACTTACCAACACTATCCATCAAATTAGGGATGATAGATGCTGGAATGTTTGCGTCAACCACATCTTCAAGGTTGACTGATTTTTGTTGACAGATAACATACACATTCTTACCTGCATAAGACAATCCTACAAGGGTATCAATAAAAGATTTAAGGATAGTAGATGCTTCACCATAAAGGTTAAGTGACATCTGTTTAACGTTCTTCTTAAACATCAAGTCTTTATATAAAAGCTCCTGAACATTTGTAAAGTGGTCAATAGCAATAGAGTCAAAGTCATTAGCTAAATTAATAGCTTCTTCAACATCTTGCCAAGTGAAACATTCTGCTACTGAGAAGCGCTCATCTGGTGTCACAGAAGCCAATCCTCGGTCTGTATCAATCACCAATACTTTTCCTGGGAGTGTATTGATGAAGTAGCTCTTTCCACTTCCAGGCTCACCATAGAAAGAAGTCATAGTGTGTAATTTAATTTTAGTTAGTTTTTGTAATTTCATGTGTTCCTACTTTCCTGTACTTCCATAACCACCACGGTTTTCATTCCCTAAGTGGCTTACTTTCTTAAAATGAATGTTTGGTTGATTCTCAATGAGTCTGAACTGACACAAACGCTGTCCTTCTTCAATGATACCATCCCGTGTAGCATAGAACTTAGCTCCCCAATAATCTTCATCACCACAGTAAGAGTTATCAATAACTCCTACACCATTTGTGAGAAGCAAGCCTGTGTTTTGAAATAGGCTAGATCGTGGTGCAAGGTGAGCTTCATAACCTTCAGGAAGCTCCATAGCTACTCCAAAGTCAACCTGAACTAAGTCACCTTTCTTGTAAACAATACTCTTAGGTGAAGCTAGGTCAATCCAGTCACCTTTTGTGAGATCCACAAGGTGTGCTACATTATCTTTATACTTAATTTTAACTGTTTTCTTTCCAGTATTCTCGAAGAAGTAGTAAAGATCCAAGAGAAAATTAAGCAGTAGTAAGATAAAAATTAATAATTGTGCGTTAGTCACTTTCATCTCCATATTCTGTTTTAATTAGGTAACTAATAGCAATTTCCATATCACTAATAGCTACTTTGTATAAGTTCTCATGAGTTGTTTGCACAGATGTGTTTACAATGAATCTCTGAGTATCACTCATATTTTCAAGTAAATCATCTGATGCAAAGAACTCAGTTTCTGTGAAGTAGAGAGCTTCCTGAGGTGTGTTCTTCATTTTATCTAAGAACACAAGAGCCTTTTTAAGATCCTCTACTCCATTCTTGTCTTTGTATCGCCACACATTCTTAACAGCAGAGGCTACTAGAGGATTGAGACCAGCTACAATCCAAAAATCCCAGCACTCTAGCTTGTTACCTGTGTAACGCTTAGGGTTTACAATATCTTCTTTCATTATTTCACCATGCCATAATTGTAGACCACACAAACATGATAATCTTTAGTGTGATAGCTAGTATAGCAACAAATACTACAGCACATCCCATAAGGGAAAATAAATCTTTGAGTTCCTTAAGGAGTTTCATCTGCAAACCTCTTGATAGCTAGCTTTAGCTCATTGCACTCTTCCTCTTTGGTAAGTAGTTCAACATAACGGATAGGAGTAAGCTGTACTGATGAAACTCCATCAATACCTTCAATGAGTTTTAGTTTTGTATCTTTTATGACTACATGTTTTTCTTCTTTATCCCATTTTCCAATGAAATAACCAACAACCCATGTCAGAACTCCAACTACAATACATAGAAAGATACAACCATCTTGTGTTACCATCATTTCACCTTATAATGTTTCACTGTGAAACCATCACCTTTCATTGTAACTACTACATTTTCTTCAGTGAGCTTATTCTCTAGACCCTTATAGTAAGTGTCTCCTTCATACTCACCTTCCACTGTGCTTACCACAGCTTCCTCACACCAAGGCTCAAAAGTCTTATAAGTCATAGCACCACCAATGATCCAAAGATCTAGGCTAGAGTTCTCATAGATCTCAATGACTTCTTCTGCTGTGTGAGCAATGTAGACATTCTCTTGGTCATAACCTTTAATGTCATCCTCTTTTGTCAGGATAATGTTATGACGATTCTTAAGTGGTTTGCATCCTAGAGAGAACCAAGTCCTGCTTCCCATGACTACAATGCCACCTGTTGTCTGATTCTTGAAGTAGTTAAGATCATCTCGATTGTACCAAGGGATCTTTCCTTTACTCCCAATCAAACCATTAGCATCCTGTGCCCAAATGAACCTAATCATTTGATTCCTCCTTATAGTGTATTGCTGGATAACCCAACAAAGTTATTCTATCATTTTTGGGTTGGACTGTCAACCCTTTTTTGAAAATTTTTCTCAATAAATTCATCTAGGTCTTCCATCATCTCACCAATATACACTTTATAGAGGTAATCATAGGCATCAGGCTTATGTCCACTTTTTCCTGGAATGTATAGCTTAAACTCAGGATCAAACTCAATTAGGTCTACAAGATGTACAAACTGGTCAAAGAAGTCCTTAGTGCGATATTCATTGTACACAAGGCGGATTGTCTTACGTTTGTAGTTTCTTCCTGTAAGTTTAATCTTAGGATTTACACAGTCAAAGATCATATCACGTACATTGTAACCTAGCTGTGTATACACATACATATACAAGTTACCTTGAAGGCTGTAGCGATACTCATCATCTGTAGGAGCTGTAGAGTGAGTCTTATAGTCAACAATAGTCACAGTTCCATCATCATTCTGAATAACAGCATCAATGATACCTGTGAACTCATGTCCATTAGGTAGGTCATAGTACACTTGGTGCTCAGTTTCAATGATTTTTTCAAAGTCTACAGGTTCTCCCTCAGAAAGGTAGCGATCAATAGCAAGCTCTCCTGATAGCTTAGCTTCCTCTAGGAATCCTGATTCTGCATAGATCTCACGTAGCTTAGCATACAACTCTTCCTGAGTCATTTTACCTTTACTTTGTGCTAGAAGCTCCATTCCTCTATGGAAGTATGTTCCACGATCCATGTACTGAGTTACTTCAGGATCTTGCTTCTCCTTGTAGCCTGCTAGGTATTTACACCAATGCTTCCAAGGATTGTCCAAAAATGTCTTTACACGACTTACACTATAAGTTGTCATTATCCACCTCTACTTACTCCATTTTCTAAATAATAAACCATGTCCTTAAATCTCATATCAAGCGAATATACCTTGCTATTAAGCTCCTCATGACTCTGTTTCAACTCACCCTTAAGTTTCTCCACCTTGTATTCTAAACTCTCAATCTGAGCCTTCTGTGAGGTCACAGTGGCATAACAGCAAAGAGTCAACAATAGGAATCCAAAGATAAGAGCATAATTAATAATTTTTTCTTGCATCTCGGATCACAAAACCTTTCTTTTTAGGTTTAAGGTTAAACTTCTTATCTTTCTCCCCTTGTGGTTTAAAGCTCACAATATTAAGAGGCTCTTGCACAATAAAGTCTTCATACTCAGGGAATTGTTTAAGTAATTCCTCTTTACTGCTTCCTACAACAGTGTTTGAATTTTGCACAAGAGACCATCCTGTAGATCCATCAACCATTTTAGTTAGGTAGTGGTGACTTGGAAGCTTAATCATGTAAGGTACATCCTTTTCAGTGACTTTCCAGTTACCTTTCAGGATAGCATTTACCATACGCTCTAACTGATCCACAGTTTCCTCTTCTGTGTTAGAACCATTCTTAGTAAGCACTTGTCTCCAATAGTGGTTTTTGTTTGCTTTTGTGCTGTTTAGGACATAGTTCAGGTAAGAGATACGGTTAACCTTATCAGGGAAAGTATCAATAGGTGCATCAAGGATGAAGTCTTCTTCAGTCTTAGTGATTGAGATAACTTCTGTGTCCTCAGTTTCATCTGCAACCATGTTGACAATCTTAGTTTTTACCATGTCAGGTACTTCCTCACCTTGAAGTATCTTATCAAGGTAGTACTGTGAGATACCTAACTCATTGCAAAGTTTAGATTTACTTTTAGTTTTTAAAAAATCTTCAATAATTTCTTTGTAATTCATAATTTTCCTCACAGGATGATAATTATTTACCATCCTCTTTTAATTGATCTGTTAAGCAAGCACTACATGGAGTAACTTCATAACCTAAAAAGATAGCTAAAACTTGGTTTGCTACACGTGACTGCTCAAGGAAAGCAAACTTAACCTTATCATTGGCTAGGTCTACTTGCCAAGCCTCAAACGCTGTAATAGTTGCCACAAGAACGTGTTTAAGAAGACACCACATGTCAGGGTTTCCTTCTTCATTAGCCTGTGACTTAAGCAATTCCATAGCTTTTCTACGCTGTTCAGTAGTAGTCTGAAGAAGCTGTGTAATCTGATACACCTTGTCTTTTGTGTCATAGATAGCTACTTTATCTTCCTCAGTTTGAAACTCAGGATTGTCTAGGTTATACCAAAACTTAATCTGATCCTCATATTTACGGATAAGGATCTCTAAGTGGTACTCACTAGCTCCCAAGTGCATGATGTTTGTGATAATATCCTCAGTAATTCCTACTGAGCTACTTTTGTTTACCATTATTCCTCCTAGAATACATTGTTTAAATCCATCTTATAGCGAATGAAGTAGGTGCTTTTGGTCTTTCTGTGCATCTCTTCATGGAACTTTTCAGCCTCTTCATAAGTATCAAACTTGTGTACTTTCTTAAGCTGGCTATCAAAGAACTCTAATACATTATAAGTCATTCTGCATAACCATTATCAATGATTGAAATAATCTTCTCTCTTAACCAAAGAGGAACAGTTCTATCAATCACAGGATAATGAACAATCCTCCTTTCTATCCTTTCAGGCTCATCAATGACCACATGAGAGAAGCAACATGTCTGTGAAATGTAGTCAGTCACAGTCTTGTAGGCATTACTGAATCTACGGTACATGTAGTCAATCTCCTCAGGTAGTCCATGTTTAGTCTTAAATATTAGGTCAAAACTGCTCATCTTAGACACAGGTTGACCATAGTGTTTTCTG